CTTGTCTCCCTTGCTGCCGGTCACGCATACGGCATCAGTAGCAGTACTGCTGCCATCTGTATAAGTAATGACTGAACGAGTCCAGATGAATTTGCCTTCAACATAAGCAGGAGCCTTGTTGCTGACCCAGGTGCCGCCTGTAAGTATCGACGATGACGCAGACTGGTAATACTGCTCTACGATGCTGACTACACCCTTGCCGGATGGCAAGCAGACAGGATTGCTGATCTTCTCTTGACCATTGGTATAATATATACGAGTTCTGGACCAGATGAAGTGACCATTTTGCCACTTCGGCGCTGTAGTCTGCCAGCCTGTGTTTGGCGCTACGGTGCTGCTCGTGGAGTCAGCATACTCGACATCGGTGTCGGATATGCCAACACCGATGCGGAGAAATCTGATAATTCTTGTTATAATTGGCATAAGCTACTTGACTGACTGAATAGTTAATGCTACGTTGCTGTAACCTGCGTGTATGCAGTCTTCTCTCGTCACAGCGAAAGAACTCAACTGGACTGTAGGCTTGCGTGCCGCTTCGGTGTTGAGGACGACACCGGACCCAGATTTCAGCGTGAAATAGAATTTAGTTTCCACTGCCTCCGACTTACCTCTGACAATCATGCGAGGTGTATAGGTCACAGTGCCATTACCTGCCTCGTCCTCGCTGATAGACTCATCCGCTGGTGTCGGGTTCGGCTCGATGTCATACGGATCCGACGCGTCGATGACTGTCTGGAAATCAAATCCCAGCAGATTATCCTTGCCCATGGCCTTGTCATTGTAGACCTCTACCATATACTCGCGAGTACAATCGACCTCGGATGCCTTGACAGTAATTGTCTTGCCATTTGCTCCTGCAATCTGCTCCCAACCCGTGATGCTGTTTGTAGCTCTGTACCACTTATAATATAGCCCTGATGTCAGGGTCTCGTTGGCCAGCGTGGTTTTGGCTTCGAGCTGGCAGCTATCATCCTTGTTATTGAGCACGAAGTTGTGTGTATCGCTTGCAGGAGCCTTGATCGATACTCGATAGGCTACGCCTGTGTATGGACCGACCGGTATCTCGTATACAGCCTGTACCTCATCGGTAATCTCCTGCTGGTTGGATCTCTCGGAAATCTTGCCAACCATCTTGATATTGATGGCTGTGTAATTGGATGCCTTGACTAGGTTGTTACATATCTTCAGCCCCCAGAAGAACTGCGAAGTACTTGGTCTGATAATCTCGAAGAGACCTTCGAAGAGACCGGTTGATTTGCCAGAGCTGTTGAACGGAATCTCCGTCTCGTTGAAAAAGAACTGCATGGAGACAGGTGTCGTGACACCATCAGCTGCTCTTGACGAGAGGACTACGAAGTAGAGCTTAGGCTGCAACTGCGAGAAGTCGGGATAGACGATGACGACTTCGCCGTTTTTCTGGTACTCCTGGTAGAGATCTCCATCCGGAGACTGGATAGATGGCGTGAATGTACCCATCTTCTGGATGAACTTGATGTTCACCGATTTGCTTGCACTACTCATTCTTTGCCTCCTCTCTCATGATGAATCTGCTGTCTGTAGCTACAGGCAGCTTGTTACACACTTCTCCGTCCTGCTCCTTGCAGGCTGTTTTGCCGTCCATGGCGATAGCGCCAATCTTGGACAGCGTCTCCTCGAACTCGATAGGTTTACCGAACGGAAGGATGTCCTGACACCACAGAAGGAAACTGCCATCCTGCAGTTCAGTTCTGTCTTCGGTCAGCTGAAGGAACTCTGCAACCTTGCGGTTTGCCTTGATGTATCTTTCCATATTTTTAAAAAATAATTATTAGTGAAAAATAAACGGATTGCCGTCTGCGTCCACGAAGACCTTGCCGTCGGCATCCATTGCTAGAGCTAAGGGTTCGAGGTCTTTGACTTCCAACGCGAGTATAGCTCCTCTGTTTGGGTCCAGAAGTTCTGTAGGAACTTCTGGAGACATGCCATGTCCGACAAGGACAGCATTCTCGAAGTGTACCGAATTATTCGGTGCCATCCACCAGAGCACCTGCAGCTCTCTCGTAGGGTTTGCTATTTCCCCTACATTGTCAAAAATAGTTGCCCTTGGGGTTACCTCCTTCGTGTCAGGCAGCACCTCATCGACCGTATCAAGCATGTCGTAATCGTAGAACGGAATTCTCCTGACGATGTTGACTATCTTGAATGGGGTTGCATCGTTGAGCTCTACGCTTGCCGGATTGCCTGCAGCAGAATATCTGGCTCTGCATCTGATGCAGATGCGCTTGCCCATGAGAGAGCGGTCTAGCGTGACGGATGCACCATCATCGGATATCTTGATCTCCAGGTCATCTGCAGTAACTGCGGAGAACTGTCCACGACTCCGGAGAAGTTCCCAGACGAACTGGCGCTTGTTCTTGGCGCACTCCTCAGAACCGAGGAGCAGGGATGCATTGATGACCTGCTTGTCGGTATCACGGAGTGGGTTGTAGTAGCGGTCACCGCTTGACAGCAGGAGCGTCGGCTTGTAGATGGTCGCATTCTTGCAGTTGATGGAGTAGTCCATCGTAATATTGCGCACCTCGTTGGTTCTGGTGTCCAGGTGCTTCGCCTTGAAGCGGAGCAGTATCGGCTTCTGCGGTGCTGCGTTGATGTACCAGAGTAGCTTGCCAGCATCATCGCCTGACGATGTGATGACATGCTTTTGTGGTGTCGTAACCAGCGCATTGCCCTCCACACCATTCTCGACTCTGTACCAGGCGATGTCCGTCAGCTCGCTGTTGACACGTCCGCTCGGGAGTATGCCATCTCGGTCAATGATGCTGATGACCGGCTGCAAGGCGCATGGTGTCAGCCTGTAATCAGGAGAATACTCATCCTGATCAGCATCATAGGTCTGTTCGAGCGGAACGCTGCCTGATACGGACTTGGAGTAGTGTACCTGCAGAGGCGTGTACTTGATGTCTAATCTTTTATATTTCATCTTATATGTTATTAAACACATTCCAGAGTGATGGAATCATGGGCGACCTCATCGCCCAGACCATCACGAAGTGTAACTGTTGCCGTGAACCTGATCTTAGCCGGAACTCCCTCGCTGTCGACGGAGAGGTCTGACTGGGTCAGGACGATAGCCTTGCCTGCCTTGGAACCGACTTCGAGTGCCCAGATGTTGTCGCTGGTTACTCTCTGTTCACCAGCCCTGTTCTCGGTGTATCTGGTCCAGGCTACGTCGCTGTCGAGGATATCTGAGGTAATATCCTGTCCGTAGAGCGTAGCAACGACAGTTAGCGGAGCCCGGAAGTTGTCGAAGTCGTAGATCGTCTCGTCTTCGAGAAAGTCAATGATGAAGGCAGGATTGCCTTCTATCATCGCCCAGTCGGTATTGTTCCACCTTGGTGCGGTATGGGTACCGGTTTTCTGGCATCGCCACTTGCAGCCGGTATACCAAACGTCGGAGGTCTCGTATTTACCTGTTTCCGGATTGAGAGCTGAGCAGAAATAGTCTGCCGCCTCTGACCAAGGTCCCCGGTCTACATAATCGACAACCGGTTTGCCGTGGTAGTCAATCTGTATGATGTCCTGGGTGATGATGCCGGCTGCATAGAGATAATCCCTGCCCTTGACGATGGGAAGGTCGAGCGACTTGACGAACTCAGGCATGTCGCCGAAGACCATGCCGTAGTTGTAATTTTCAAGTATCGGCTTTGTGACGCCCGTCAGCTTGACGATGCGCCCCTCGGAACTGGAGATGTAGAAGCAGCTCTGCAGCTTTTCATCGGTCTGGTTGCCATAACGGGCGATGTTCATGAGCTCACATGGCGGAAAGTTCTTTCCTGCCGGAACTTCGGCATCAGGATAGAGGGTGACCTCGATGTAATTCTTAACCGCGTTGACGCTGTTGACTCTCATCCAGGAGGTGTAGTAATTAGCCGAAGTGCCGGAATTGGCTGCCGAAGCGATGTTGTTGACCACGCCCTTGATAACGTTGCCCACATGCTGAGCCGTGAAGTATCCACTATATTTTGAGCGGAGGTGTAAGCCATAGCAATCATCGCCCAGACTGTCAACGCTCTCGATGGTGTCGCTTTCGGTGAAGAAAGTGTCACCCTCCTGCGCTGACAGGCGGTTGACAATCAGTTCCATGACCCGCATGTATGTGCGGACGGTGATGCTCTCAACCTCTGCATTGCCATTGGCATCGACCTGCGCGCCCTTGCCGTTGTACAGCCCGGAGACGAAGTCACCGAACTGTGCACCCGCCTTGAGCTGCGCCATCTGCTCGGAAATGAGTCCACGCAGGAAGGTAATCATGCCCTCGGCTGCATCGTCATGCTTGCGGCTGAGAAAGGCTTCGGAGGTCTCGTCCGCACAGAAATGCAGCAGCGAGAGG